TCTACCTCCCCGCCGATGAGCGGCGCAAGAACAGCGTCAGCGCCCACCTGAAGGGCGTGGACACCCGCGCCACCGGCGGCTACGTCGTAGCGCCGCCCTCGCGCCACGCCTCCGGGCGGCTGTACGCCTGGTCGACGCCGCTGAACCTGGCGGTGTCGGTGTGAGGACCTACGCCGAGTTCCTGGCCCGCAAGGCCGCCGTCAAGGTCGCGGACGAGGTCGTCGTCGGCGACACGAGCCCGGTGCTCCACGGGTGGCAGGCCGAGATCGTGCGATGGGCCGTCAGGACCGGACGCGCCGCCATATGGGCCGACACCGGCCTGGGCAAGACGTTCATGCAGGTCGAATGGGCGCGGCTGTCCGGCGACACATCGCTGATCGTTGCCCCGCTCGCGGTGACGCAGCAGACGATCCGCGAGGCCTCGCGACTCGGGGTCGCCGCGCGGTACGTCAGGGAGCCCGCGCAGGTCGATGGCCCCGGCGTGTACGTCACGAACTACGAGATGGTCACGCGCTTCGACCCGGCCTCATTCGACGCCGTTGTGCTCGATGAGGCGTCGATCCTGAAGCAGAGCAACGGCAAGACGCGCACGCTCCTGATCCAGCACTTCGCCGACGTGCCGCGCCGGCTCGCCTGCACCGCGACCCCGGCACCGAACGACGTGGAGGAGCTGACCAATCAGGCCGAGTTCCTGGGGGTGTCAACGCGGGTCAACATGCTCGCGGCGTACTTCGTCCACGACTCGGATGGGTGGCGCATGAAGGGCCACGCGCGCGGGCCGATGTTTCGATGGATGACATCGTGGGCCGTGGCGCTGCGCCGCCCGTCCGACCTCGGATACGACGACACTGGATACATCCTCCCCGGCCTGGACATCATCCCGCACACGCTGGATGTGGACGTGGTGCCGGACGGGCAGCTGTTCGCCACCGACATCGGAGGCGTCGGCGGGCGCGCCAAGGTTCGCAAGTCAACCCTGGATGCGCGCGTGGCACGCGCCGCCGAGATCGTCGCCGCCGAACCGGACGAGCCGTGGCTCATCTGGTGCGGGCTGAACGACGAGGCCGACGCGCTCGCTCGCGCCATTCCGGGCGCGGTGAACGTGTCCGGCTCGTGGTCGCCCGAGGACAAGGCTGAAGCCCTGCTCGGGTTCGCGGACGGGTCGATCGACCGCCTCATCACCAAGCCGTCCATCGCCGCGTTCGGACTCAACTGGCAGCGGTGTGCCCGCATGGTGTTCGTCGGCCTGTCCGACTCCTACGAGGCGTACTACCAGTCCATTCGCCGCTGCTACCGCTACGGCCAGCAGCGCAAGGTCCACGCGCACATCGTCTTGTCCGCGTTGGAGTCGCAGATCGCCACCAACGTCCGGCGCAAGGAGCGCGAGGCGTCCGAAATCACAACCGCCCTGGTGCGCGAGATGCAGCGCGCCGGCGAACTCGGGAGGACCGAATGACCACCGACATTTACACGACCGACGAGGCGCACGGGAAGAACTGGACGATGCTCCTGGGCGACTCCTGCGAGCGCATGACCGAACTGGCCGACGAGTCGGTGGACCTGTCCGTCTACTCCCCGCCGTTCGCCAGCCTGTTCACCTACTCCCCGAGCCCGCGCGACCTCGGCAACTCGGCCTCTCGCGGCGAGTTCTTCGACCACTACGGGTTCATCATCCGCGAGAACCTGCGGATCACGAAGCCCGGTCGGATCGCGTGCGTCCACGTCCAGCAGTTGACCACCACGAAGTCGACGAACGGGTTCGTCGGGCTGACGGACTTTCGGGGCGACGTGATCCGCGCCTACGTTGAGGCCGGGTGGATCTTCCACGGTGAGGTCACGGTCAACAAGGACCCGCAGGCGCAGGCGATCCGCACGAAGGCGCAGGCGCTGATGTTTGTCACGAAGAACCGCGACTCATCGATGACCCGCCCCGCGCTGGCCGACTACCTGCTCCTGTTCCGCAAGCCCGGCGACAACGCCGTGCCGATCAAGAACGACGTGACGAACGAGGAGTGGATCGACTGGGCGCAGCCGGTCTGGTGGGACATCAAGGAGACCAACACACTCAACGCCCGTGTCGCTCGTGACAACGAGGACGAGCGACACATCTGCCCCCTCCAGCTCGACTTCATCGAGCGGTGCATCCGGCTCTGGAGCAATGAGGGCGAGACCGTGTTCAGCCCGTTCGGTGGCATCGGGAGCGAGCCGTACACCGCCGTCAAGCTCGGCAGGCAGGCCCTGGCGATCGAACTGAAGCCAACGTACTGGCAGACGGCAGTCCGCAACCTCCAAGACATCGAGGCCGCGCTCGACCTGCCCTCACTGTTCGACGGGGCCACGGCGTGACCCCCACTGCCATCACGGACCTGATCGCCACCGAGCGCGATCGCCAGCGCGCGAAGTGGGGCGGGGAGCACTCGTGGGGCCGGGGCGACTGCTCCAGCGAGGCAGTCGCCGTCCGAGCGAACGACCCGGACGTGGCCCACCTGCTGCGCCTAGCCGTGCTTCACGAGGAGGCCGGCGAGGTCGCCCGCGCCGTCATGGAGCGCAGCGACGCCGACCTGCGCGACGAACTGATCCAGGTCGCCGCCGTCTGCCACGCATGGCTGGAGGCACTGAGCCGGTGAGCGAGGCCCCCAACATCATCGACCTGATCTTCGGCGTCACCACGCCTGAGCCGGCGGTAGCGCCTGCGCCCAGGCCGGCGCTGACGGTGGTCGGTTCGGGGTACGCCGCCGCCGCGCTGGAGCGCGAGTGCGGGGCCGTCGCGCAAGCGGGCGAGGGCACGCGGAATGACACGCTCAACAAGGCGGCGTTCAGCCTCGGCCAGCTCGTCGCCGGGGGTGCGCTGGAGCGCGGCGAGGTCGAGGCCGGGCTGCTCGCGGCGGCCAGGTCGGCGGGGCTGACGGAGAAGGAGTCGCGGGCCACGATCGCCTCGGGACTGAAGGCCGGGGCCGAACATCCGCGCGGCGTGCCTGAACCCCGTCAGAGGCCACAGGAGGCTCATACACTGGTGAACCCCCGGACCGGGGAGGTACTGCCCGACCTGCCTCAGATGCCGTCAGCGGCCGACGTGGAGGCGTTCTGGGCCGCTCGCCCGGCGCTGACCACCATCCGCGACATGGCGCGGGCCAGGCGCACCGGCCCGTGGGCGGTCCTCGGCTGCGCCCTGGCCCACGTCGTCACCTGCGTCCCCGAGCAGGTCGTCCTGCCGCCCCTGGTCGGCGGCCACGGGTCGCTGAACCTGTTCATCGGCCTGGTCGGGCACTCCGGGCAGGGCAAGGGCGCCGCCGAGGCCGCCGCCACCGCCGCCATCGATGTCGGCGACTACGACGCGGTGCCGCTGGGCTCCGGTGAGGGCCTGGTCCACGCCTACGTCAAGCACACCCGCGACGGCCTGGAGCGCGTGCGCCGCGCCTGCCTGTTCAAGGTCACCGAGATCGACACCCTCACCGCCACCGCCCAGCGCAAAGGCGCCACCGTCATGCCGATCCTGCGGTCGGCCTGGTCCGGCGAACTCCTCGGCTTCCAGAACGCGGACGTGTCCCGCCGGGTGTTCGTCCCCGCGCACACCTACCGCGCCACCCTGATCGCCGGCATTCAGCCCGCCCGCGCCGACGCCCTGCTCGGCGACAGCGACGGCGGCACCCCGCAGCGGTTCGTCTGGCTCCCGGTCGCCGACCCTGACGCGCCCGAGATCAAGCCCGCCGAGCCCGCGCCGATCGCCTGGTCGATGCCCCGCTTCAGCGCAGACCCGTTCGGCCTGTCGCCGCTGACCCTGACCCCGACCATCGCCGCGGTCGTGGACGCCGAACGCCTCGCGGCCCTGCGCGGCAGCGGCGGCGGCATCAGCGGCCACGACACCCTCGCCCGCGTCAAACTTGCAGCCGCCCTCGCCCTGCTCGACGGGCGCCTGGCGGTCACCGACGACGACTTGCACCTGGCCGGGGTCGTCCACGCGGTCAACCTCCACACCCGCGAGGGCGTCGCGGCGGTGCTGCGGAACGCGCGCAGCGAGCGCACCAGGGCGCAGGGCGCGGCCGAGGCCGAGCGGGCGCTGGTGGTGCAGCAGCGCATCGAGGAGGCGGCGCTGCGGCGGGTCGGGGCGTGGGTGCTGCGGCGGCTGGAGGACCGCGGACCGGCCACCGCCGGGGACCTTCGCCGGGCGCTGCCGGGGCGCGATCGCCAGCACCTCGACGTGGTTCTGGACGACCTGGAGAGCCGCCATCGGATCAGTCAATCGGCCGGCTCGGACGGCCGCACCAGGTACGTCAGGGAGGCGTGATGGAGGCATGTGGACGTGGACACGATGAGGACAGGGGTATGACGATTCTGACATCCGAAACCGGACATTCTTCACAAAAAGTCAAGGAATCGGACTCGCGCGTAACGGTATCGACGGATGTCCACATGTCCCCGTCCACATCGGGGCCCGGCGTCCTCATCCCTGTCCACGTCGTTCGGGCCATCCTCGAGGAACTTGCCCGCGCCGAAGACCTGACCTGGGACGTCGACGTTCCCTACGCCCACGGCCGATCCATCCGCCGCCATCTGGACCTGGCGCGGTTCGCCCTCGAGATCACCGCCGACCCGCCGGCGGCGTCCACGACCGAGCGCGTGGGCCGCGCACTCCTGCGGACCTTGACCCGCACCGGGACGGCCACGCGCTCGGCCCTGTACCGCTCCCTGTCGGCCCGCGACCGCTGGTGCTTCGACGCCGCCCTGGCCGGCCTCGAGGACTCTGGCCGCGTGGTCGTCCGCACCGAGGGGCGACGGACCACGGTCCACCTGTCGGGCGGCCTGCTGTGACCCCCGACCAGGAGCAGCTGGCCCGCGCCCTGGACGCTGCCGAGCGCCTGCGCGACACCTGCGCCCGCGCCGTGGACCGGCTGGGCAACATCGCCCGCCTCCACGCCGCCGACGCCCGCCTCGACGGCGACTGCCGCGAGTGCTTCCAGCCCTGGCCGTGCCGCACCATCGGCGCCGCTGTCGGGGCGCTGCCCGATGAGGAGTACCCGCGATGAACCGCAACAAGGCCGCCGGTACGCGGTGGGAATCCGCGATCGTGGAGTTCCTGCGCGACAACGGCTTCCCCTGGGCTGAGCGCCGCGCCCTGGCCGGTGCGCTGGACAAGGGCGACGTGACGGGCATCCCCGGGGTCGTGATCGAGGCGAAGGCCCACCGGCAGATCAGCCTCGCGGAGTTCCTGGACGAGGCGCTGACCGAGCGGGACAACGCCGGGGCGCAGATCGGCGCGGCTTGGGTCAAGCGCAAGGGCAAGGGCTCGGCCGGCGACGGCTACGTCGTCATGGACGGTCACACGTTCGCGCTGCTGCTCCGTGCCGCCGGATGGGGTGAGGGGCTGTGAGGCCGTCCCGCGACACGCTCGTCGGCTTCGGCGGCGCTGGCGCGATCCTGCTCGCCTCGGTGGCGCTGCTGTCCACCCCTGCGTTCGAGACGACCCCAACCCCGACGCCGACCGTGACGGTGACCGCACCCCCGGCGACGGTCAAGGTCACCGTGCCCGGCCCGGTTCGCACGGTGACGGTGACGCGGGCGAGCCGGTCGGAGGTTCGCATCCCGCCGCCGACCGCACCCTCGCCCGTGCGCCGCGTCGGTGCCGTGCAGGCATACGCCCGTTCCCTGGTGCCGGCCGCCCAATGGCCGTGCCTGCGCGAGCTGTGGCGACGCGAGAGCAACTGGCGGTGGAACGCCGACAACCCCACGTCGTCGGCCTACGGCATCCCGCAGGCGTTGCCGGGGTCGAAGATGCGCGCCGCTGGTGCGGACTGGCGCACGAACCCGCGCACGCAGATCAGGTGGGGCTTGCGCTACATCGACGCCCGTTATGGGACCGCGTGCGCCGCTCTGGCGCACCACGACAGGAAGGGCTGGTACTGATGACCGACGACCTGGCCGACGTGATCGGCCACGACTCGTGGTGCGAAATGGTGGAGCGCAAGGCCGGGCCGGATGCCACGTACTCGTGCTCGTGCGATGCGGCGGAGAAGGCCGCCGCCGTCCATGCCCACTACCTCGCCCTCGGCGGCGTGACGGACGAGGACATGGTGGAAGCACTTTGTAGCGACCTGCCCGCGTTCGACCACGCACCCGCCGTCCGCGACCTCATCGCCCGTGCCGTGGGCCACGCCGTAGCCGAGCGGGACGCCCTGCGCGCCACGGTGGATCTGGTGGTCGCAATCCACCACCCCCGCGAGGTCGCCGTCGCTGGCCCTGCTGATCCCTCGGCTCCTGTCTTTACGATCACGCGCTGCTCGTGCGGGTCGACGACGTGCCGCACGCTCGCCGCCCTGGACGGTGAGCCGTGACCCTCCCGCCGATGCCGCACGTCGACCCCGACACCGCCCTGCCCGAGTGCGAGAGATGCTGCCGCGCCTACTTCGAGGCCGTATCGGCAGGCGATACGCACTGGCCCCGCTACCGCTTCGTCCGCCTCCACCTCGGCCACTAGGAGCGTCCGATGATCTGCCCGGTCTCCCACCACGACGAGCGCGAGCGCGAGTGCGCCGACGGGCTGCACCTGTGCGCCTCGTGCGCCGACCGCCTCGCCGAGGCCCCGGCCAACCTCGCCGCGCTGTACGTCGACCTGGAGCCGCGCCTGGCCTCCAGCGAGGCCGCCGATGGTCAGCCGCGCGGCAAGGGCGGCACCCCGAACCGCATCCCGAACAGCGTGATCGTGGAGGCGCGTGCGGACATCGAGGCGGTGCTGCGGTCCTGGTCGCGGCTGGTGTCCGAGGACCGGGGTATTAGCGCCCCGCACCCTGACCCCGCGGACTGCGGGCGGTTCCTGACCCGGCACACCGCATGGCTCGCCGGCCAGCCGTTCGCCGAGGAGGCGATGGAGCTGGACGAGGTGTGGCGCAGGCATCGGGGCAAGGTCCAGCCCTCGCTCGCGCGGACGTTCGTGGTCGGCGGATGCCCCGCCCCGGAGTGCGCGGGGACGCTGACCGTCCACCTGAGCGGCGACGGGAACGCGGCGTCGGTGATCTACTGCGACACCGACGCCGAGCACATGTGGCCCCGGGATCTGTGGCTGCACCTGGGACTGAGCATCGAGGCGGAGCGTCAGGCGTGCTGACCTACCTGACCCCGCAGGAGGTGGCGACCCTGTACGGGGTGCGCGTCGCCACGGTCCACATGTGGGCGGCGCGCTACGGGTGGACGAAGATCACCGGCCGCAAGCGCGTCCTGTACCTCGCTGCGGACGTGGCCCGGTCCCGACGTGCGCCGTCTTGACAAAGTGCCGATGATAGGTATCCTGCCTAATGTGTCACTCGTGTATCCACGAGTCACGATCCCATCCCGGCCCCGCCTCGAACCCCCGAGTGCGGGGCCTTCGTCATGCCTGGGGGTGTCATGGACGAGGCCGAGGTCATCGAGGCCCTGGAGCAGTGCGCCCGCACGCTCATCGTCCGACGCCGCGCCGGCGAACCGTGCGACGGCACCCGGGCCTACATCGACGCCCTGCTCGATGAGCTGCTGACCATGCGCCAGCCTGTGGCGGTCTAGCGGTGGCGAGCCGAGCGCGCGGCGGGCAGTTGGTCTACATCGAGCCCGCGTCCGTCAAGGCGCTGCAGGAGACCACCCGCGTCCTGCGGAGCATGGCCGACACCAAGGGCTCCAAGGCGCTGCTGAAGCAGATGAACAAGGAGATCCGCGAGGCCGTTCAGCCGGTCGTGGATGACCAGGCCAAGGCCGCCCGCGGCATGAACTTCCAGCGCACGTCCAAGCAGGGCGGCTCCCGCGCTGCCCGCACCGCACGCACGCTGAAGTCCGGCAAGGTCAAGCGAGGCCGTGGGCTGCGCGAGGAGATGGCGAGCAGCATCCGCATCCAGATCAGCCGGGGCGCGAACTCCACCGGGGTCCGCATCCGTCACGCATCCAGGGATGCGGACGTGAACGTGATCGCCCGGCGGCTGGACTCCAAGGGCAAGGTGCGCCACCCGCTGTTCGGCAACAAGGCGCACTGGTACGAGACCCAATCCGACGGCATGGGCTGGTTCACCGCCACGGGCGAGCGCCGCCTGCCCTGGGTTCGGCGCAACCTCTCCGAGGTACTGGATCGCTGGGTCCGGGACCTCGCCCGCGGGATCGACCGCGCGGCATGAGCATCCTCGGCACGCAGGCATGGAAGCGCCTACGCGCACGGGTGCTCCGCGAGGAGACCGTCTGCCACCTGTGCGGACACCCGCTCGACTACGACGCCCCGCCCCGCTCCACCTACGCGCCGGCCGTGGATCACCTGATCCCACGCGCCAAGGGCGGCGATCCCCTGGACCGGGCGAACCTGCGCGCCGCTCACTACGGCTGCAACTCGCGCAAGGGCAAGCACCCCGATCGCGTGCGACCGCGGACCTCGCGCCTGCTGTAGGGGGGGCGTTCTCATTCTTTGAGAATCGGGGCACCGCCACCTCGGCCCACAGCCGCGCCCTCCGTCCCCAAAGAAATCTCGCCAAGCAGCCCGAGCTGATCCCTCGGGCCAGGAAGCCCCGCATCTCTCCCGGGTGCGGGGCTTCCGCATTCCCGGGAGTCCCCATGAAGTGTCAGAACTGCGGCACCGAACTGCCCGCCCGCGAGCCCGGAGCGCGAGGGCGCGGCAAACTCCGGTGCGATCGGTGCCGACTTCTCCGCAACGCGGAACTTGCGCGGCAGCGGTACGCGAGCAACCTGGACGCGGCACGGGCGGCATCCAGGGCAAGGGCGTCTGCCCGCTACTACGCGGGAACGAGCCGGACTGAGCGCAAGTCGGACTCCTGCCGCGACTGCGGGGCGCCCCTCGCCCCCGACCGCCCTCAGTGGGGCCGGTGTGATGCGTGCCGAGAGATCCGACTGCGTGGTGGCGGGAGGCCCGGCCGGGCCGCCCGCTGTGCATGGTGCGAGCGCGAGTTCACGACACGCCGCAGGAGCGATGGCCGTTGGACCCGCTGCTGCTCCAAGTCGTGCTCCATGCGCCTCCAGAAGCGCGACGCCCCGCCACGACGAAACTTCGTCCGCGCGGTGCCGACCGAGTGGACCGAGCGAACCCGGCGCAAGTACCGGGAGCGCGTCACGCCTGGACTGACCGACCGCGAGCGCCGCGCGCTGCTTGCGCTTTGGCGCGCGCGGGGCCGGGGCTGCGCCTACTGCGCTGGCCCCGCAGAGACCGTCGACCACATACTGCCGCTCGCGCGCGGCGGCACGAACCACGAGGGCAACCTGGCCCCGTGCTGCAAGCGGTGTAACTCCAGCAAGTGTGACCTCACGCTGACCGAGTGGCGCTACCGCAAGCCCCACGCGGGCACCGTGACGGAGCGCCCGTGGATGAGCGCGGACTGGGCGCAGTCAGGCCTCCGCCGCGTCCAGCGTGCCAAAGCCGAGCTGGTGCTAATCCTGGACCGCGAGTGCGGCGTCTGCGGACAAGCGTTCGCGCCGCGGTCCGACCGCCAGGCCGCCTGCGGGCCGACCTGCTCCTACGAGTGGGCCAAGCGCGCTGCACGCAACGCCTACCGCCGCAAGGTCGGCCTGCCCGAAGACTGGACGACCCCGACCAAGCCGCAAGGAGGCCGCGATGGACAAGACGCTGCGCGCGGTCCTGGCCGAGGGCGACCGCGAGGAATCGCTGATCGCGCTGCGGGATCACCTGGCCGAACTCCTGGAGAAGGCCAGCCCGCGCGACGCCTCACCCCTGTCGCGGCAGATCACGGCCATCGTGGAGAAGCTGGCCGAGATGAAGAAGCCGGAGCGGTCGCGTGTTGACGAGCTCGCCCACAAGCGCGCGGCTCGGCGCTCAAAGTCCCAGGCTTCATAGCGTCCCGCATGCCGCATCGTCGGCCGGGCAGGAGGCCGTAGAACTCGCCGCGTCGGCCGGGCTGCACCTGTACCCCTGGCAGCAGCACGTCCTGGAGCACGCTCTCGGCGAGCGCGACGACGGCCAGTGGGCCGCCTTCGAGGTGGCGCTGATCGTCAGCCGGCAGAACGGCAAGGGCTCGATCCTGGAGGCCCGCGAACTGGCGGGCATGTTCCTGTTCGGCGAGCAACTGATCCTGCACTCGGCGCACGAGTTCCGCACCGCGGTCGAGGCGTTCCACCGCATCCTCATGCTGATCGAGCAGACGCCCGACCTGGACAGCCGCGTGTCGCGGGTGCTGCGCTCGCACGGCGACGAGGGCATCGAACTGAAGAACGGTTCACGGCTGAAGTTCGTGGCCCGCACGGGCGGCTCGGCCCGTGGGCTGTCGGCCGACCTCGTGATCCTGGACGAGGCGTTCAACCTGCCCGACGCGACGATGGCCTCGATGCTGCCCACGCTGTCGGCGCGTCCAAACCCGCAGGTTTGGTACACGTCATCGGCGGTCAACGCCGAGGAGCACCGCAACGGCTGGGTGCTCACCCGCCTGCGTGATCGTGGCATCGCCGGCGGCGACCCCGGCCTGGCCTACTTCGAGTGGTCCGCGGACGAGGACGCTTACAAGGCCGACCCCGAGTCGACCGCCTCGAACTGGACGCAGATCGCTCTCGCCAATCCGTCGCTCGGCTTCCGGCCGGGCGTGTCCGAGGAGCGAGTGGAGCGCGAGCGCGCATCCCTGACGCCGAAGGGCTTCGCAGTGGAGCGCCTGGGTGTCGGCGACTGGCCCCGCACTGCGGAGGGTGTCACCGTCTTCCCCGCCTCCGCGTGGGAGGGCTGCGCCTCGACCGATGCGGTGCTGGGTGACCCGTTCGTCCTCGCCGCCGACGCACCGCCGGACCGCTCGGAGGCGTACATCGTCGCCTCGGACGGCACGCACGTCGAGGTGGTGGAGACCAAGCGCGGCCTCGGCTGGGTCGCGGACTACCTGATCGCCCGCCACGAGCGGCACGGCTGCCAGGTCGTCATCGACGGCAAGGGCGCGATCGGCTCGCTGATTCCGAAGCTGGAAGCGGCGGGCGTGAAGGTTCTGCTGATGAACGCCGCGGACGTGGCCCGCGCGTGCGGGCAGTTCTACGACGCGGTGACCGAGGGTCGCCTGACGCACCTTGACGATCCGATCCTGAATGTCGCGGTGGCGGGTGCGACGCAGCGCCCGCTCGGTGATGCGTGGGCGTGGGATCGCAAGCACGCGACGGTCCCGCTGTCGCCCCTGATCGCGGCGACGAACGCCCTGTGGGGCGCGAACCAAGCCGCCCCCGACTACGACCCGCTCGCAAGCGCCTACTGAGGGAGGGCAGCGTGGCCTGGTTCTCCCGACGCCGTAAGGCCGAGGAGCGCGCAGTCTCCTACTCGGACGTGTGGAGCACCGGCGGCGACGTGTCCGCGATCCGCGCCAACTCGATCGACTCCGCCCTGCGCCTGACCCCGCTGTATGCGGCGGTGCGGCTGATCGCCGACCAGGGCGCGTCGCTGCCGCTGAAGGCGTACCGGCAGAACGGCGACGTGCGCGAGCCGATGGCGACGACCCCGGAGCTGCTGCGGAACCCGTCGGCGCGGGTGTCGATGTTCACCTGGAAGCAGCAACCGCTGGTGTCGCTGCTGCTGCGGGGCAACGCCTACGGCTACATCACCGCGTTCTCGGGGACGGCGGCGAAGTCGCTGGAGTGGCTGCACCCCGATCAGGTGCAGGTGGACGAGTCCACGATGCGCCCGATCTACCGCCTCAACGGGCAGATGCTCGATGAGTCCCGCGTGGTTCACATCGCTGGCCTGTCGGTCCCTGGCTCGTGCGTGGGCGTGAGCCCGCTGACCGCGTTTCGGACGACGATCGAGACCGGCCTGGCGGCGCAGGCGTACTCGCGCGATTGGTACGCGAACGGCGGCCCGGTGTCGCCGGGTTCGCACCTGAAGAACACCGAGCGCACGCTGGACAACGAGCAGGCGCAGGCGATCAAGTCGCGCTACAAGGCGTCGGTCCGTTCGGGCGATGTGTTCGTGACGGGCTCGGACTGGACGCTGACGAACCTGGCGATCTCGGCCGACGACGCGGCGTTCGTGGAGACCTCGAAGCTGACCGCCACGCAGATCGCGGCGGTGTACGGGGTGCCCCCGGAGATGATCGGCGGCGAGACCGGCTCGTCGCTGACGTACTCCACGGTCGAGATGAACTCGCTCAACTTCGTCACGTACACGCTCCGCCCGTGGCTGGTGCGGATCGAGGAGGCCATCTCCCGCGTCATGCCGCAGCCGCAGTTCGCCCGCTTCAACGTGGACGCGCTGCTGCGCACCGATACCAAGACCCGCTACGAGGCGCACCAGATCGGCATCAACGCAGGCTTCCTGACCACCGAGGAGGTCCGCGCGATGGAGGACCGGCCACCCCTTCCTGCCCCGATGGCGCAGCCGCCCTCAACCGGAGGTAACCCGTGAGCAAGCCCACCGAGCGCCGGTCGGTGCGCGGTCTCGTCGAGGTCCGCGCGGCC